TATATTTTAATTTAATAATATAATTTTCTTTTAATAAATTTTGATAATCATTACAATATTTGATTGCTTCTTCTAGTAATAAATAATATTCTGCATATTTTCTTGTTTTAAGTGATCTCATTAGACATATTTTAAATGCTTTAGGATGTAAATAATATTCGTTTTTAATAACATTTCCTCTATTTTTTCTAACCTGCGAAACGTTTCGCAGGTTATAATCTTTATTTTCTAAAAAATTATTTTGATCCAACATTTTTTTAATATCATTAGTTGTTCCTTTTAATGAAGATACACCATATTTTATTAACATATCATGATGGATACAACATTCTTTTTTACTGACTAATTCAATAAAATCATCAATAAAATTAAGTTCTATTTTATATTCAATTTTATTAACCTCTTTAACATATTCAATTATATTAATATTAATTTGATTTTCTACTAAATAATTATTATAAGCTTCAATTGTCTTATAACTTGCCATTAGTTAATTAAATTCATTAATTTTAATTAATTCTATTATCAATTTTATTTTAGTTTATATTATAAATAAATATATAATTAATTTTCAGAATCTATTTCTGAATCTGATATTGAATTTATATTATTATGATTCTCTTCAGAATCTGTAAATTCAATATCTTTTTGATTATCTATTTCATTTTCATCTAATAATTGTAGATTATTAGTTTTATCATTCCATGATTTTAATACTATATCTTTTTTATTATATGATAATGTATTAATTTCTTTAAAAATATCTTTTTTTAATTTAGTGCAGAAAAATGCATTTTTTAAATCATTCGCATTTTTTATTTTTAATGATAATTTGGTTTTAAAATGTTTATATAAATATTTTTACGATCTTTTTCTATTATCCCTGTTTTGTTATTATAAATTGACGTATAATCTCCATTTAAATTTGTAGAACAAAAAACTATAATTTTATTATTTAACAACATAGTCGGTAACCTTTCATTAAAATTTAAGTGTTCAATTATGGTAGTTATTATATTTAATCTCATATTAAAAATAATATTTATCTCTTTATTTAATTTAAATATGTCTTCTGTTCCTATATTATTAATAATTATTTTTGATTGTTATTTATTGTATTATTTATTGTATTATTATTTGTTATTTTTGTTAGAAGTATTAAATTAAATTCCTATTTTATTTCTTTTATGATTTATCTGTTAATTATTCTTTTTCATCTTTCTTATTATCAAATTTATTTTTGTAATATTTTTTTTATGCAAATATTTTTATAAAGAAATTAGCTATTTTTATTAAATTCGATTTGATTATCTAAATCTAATTTTTGATTAGCTGATGAAATATGGCAATAACATATATTTTAAATCTCTTACCGTTAAATAAAAGCTACACTTTATTTAATGCTAATTAAAAAACAAAGCTTTCAATTTATCGTCTTGTGAACGAAATGTGACCAAATTTGAAATTTTTTAGCTTCTGGTTTTATTGAAAAGTAATAATTAAATTTTTCAATATACGAGTTTTAATAATTAGTTTAATACTTTATATAAAATAAATAATTAATATAATTAATATAATTAAATCTTTAGTCGATTATTAAAGCTACTAATTATTTTTGAAAAAACTTTACAATTTTACCCTACTTTAATTAATATACTAATTTAAAAAAAATTTAAATACTTTTATTGTTATTATTATTTATATAATAACTCAAATCTATTAACTGGTTTAAAATCTTTAATATAATCGCGTCCATAATTAAAATCTACTTCAATATTACTATATATTTTATTCCAAATTGATTCATATATTTCTGACCATTCAAGATTATTTATTAATCTACTTAATGGTATATATGTAAATGAGTTTAATAACTGTATAAAACTACAATTATTATCATCATATTTGTTATTTGATATATTATTTATTATTTCTAATTTATTTAATAATATATAATTATTATCATTATTTATATCTTCTAGTAATTTTAGATAATTATTAAATATTTCCTTTGAAGTTTGATTATTATTAAATTCTAATTTATATTGTTTAATTTGAGATGTGTTTTTTATTATATCATAAAAATCTTTAAAATTAATTAAATATGATGGTGATTTAATATATTTATTAAAATTATTTTTAAAATCAAAATTATACATATTACAATTATATTTTTCATGAATTCTTTTAATAATAGGTATCCGATCACATATATGACATTTAAATTCAGTATAATTAAATAATAATTTATTATATAAATCTATTTGGTGAATTGTACTTATTTTATTATAATGTAAAATTATTTCATTTATTATTTGATCTTTTGAATATTTTTTTATCCAATTATATTCTATATTTGGTAAGTTAGGATTATATAAATTATACAATATGTATAAATAATAATCAATCACTCTAGTATATACTGGATAAATAATTAAATGAGTATCTGGTAAGATAATTTTATTTATTATATACTGTATAAATTGAAATATTCTTAAATTAGTATTAAATGGTTCAGTACATATATTTTTTAAATAATTAAATTTATTAACAACTATTAATTTATTATATATTACAAATAATTTATCAATATCTAATTGATTATTTAAAAAAATTTGATATTTATATTTAAAATTATTTAAATATTCAGTTTCTTGGTCTTTATCATAATTTTTAATATATTTTGTTATATCAAATTTAATATTATTTTTTGATTGCATACCATATTTTGTAATAAATTTTTTTAATATTGATGATGATCTTTTATTATGGTATGATCTACCAAATGCATTAAAATGAATTATATCTTCATTAGGAAATTTTTCTTTTACTTTATTAATCATATCTACTAAATCAGTATCTTCGTCGGATTCTGATATTTCTTCATTGGATTGTCTACTTTTTTTAGTTTTAGATTTTTTATCACTAATATCTTTATCACATTTAGATAAACATATTATTAGATAATATAATTTACCAGTATCATTATTTAGATTTTTGATATATTCTTTAATTCTATTATATTCATTAACTTCATGGGTTGTTATAAATGCTTTATTAACATCACTAGTCCATATAATTAAATTGGCATCTTTAATATGTTCATTAGTTAATTCATTAAAATTAGTATTACTTTCTTCAGAATCGCATATACCTGGTAAATCTATCACTTTAAATTTATTATTATTATCATCTTCAATATATTCTTCTAATAGTTTATATTCGGTAGTTGTTCTGCATATACCAGATTCTAATAATCTTTTACCAATTAAAGAATTAATAATTGTTGATTTACCACTAGATGGGAGACCAATAAATGCTACTTTATAATCAGAATTAGCCATTAAATATATTAATTTTTTTATTAATTAATAAATAAGAAAATCAATTTTAATTATAATCATCAATTATATCAGTTAATATTTATTAGTATTATTTTTAATTTGAATATTTTATATATAAAGAAAAATCTTTATAAATGATTTAAAAAGATATATACCTTAAAATATAAGGTACCATAGCTCAGTTGGTAGAGCATGAGGCTGTTAACCTCAAGGTCACGGGTTCGAACCCCGTTGGTACCGTTATGAAAATAATAACATTATTTTTATAACGGTTTCATATTATTTTATTATAAATTTAATTTATAATAAAATTTTATAGTTTATTTGTTTTATATAAATAAACTATATCTAACCAAAAATCATCTAAATTATTTTTAAATTTTATATTATCTATAATAGCTTTATCTAATAGTTCAGTTACTTGATTTAAGTTGTATATTACATTAGTATGATAATCTAAATTATCTTTATGATTTAGATTATCAATATGTGTTAAAAACATTTATTTTATTAATAATATTAAAATGCTCTAAATGAGCATTATTATAAGCTTTTTTATAAATTATATATCTTTTTCTTTCTGTGCATAATCATTATGTATATTTTTCAAAATTAAAATTTTTAAGAATTTCAAATTCAAAACTTTCTGTATCTAATGACATATATTCAATAAATAATGGTGTATTTGTCTTATTTAATATATCTAATAAAGAAATTGTTTCAAGTTAATAGTTTCTTTATTTGCATCAACAGTAAATTTATGTGCATTAATATGATTAGATATACTAGATAATATATCCTCACTTGCTATATTAAAATTAATTGTTAATCCACTTTTACTATATACTGATTTATTATAACATAGAATTTGGTCTATTATTTACTAATTCTTTAAATTTATATGGAATTGGTTTATAACAAATTCCTTTCCATTTTATTGCATTTTAAGTAAATATGTATTTGACAAATTTATTCCATTATTTGCACTAATTTCAATAAAGAAACCATTTTTCTTTATTATTATAAAATTTTATAACTACTAAATCTTGCTCAAGTTATGAATAAGACATAATTTATTATTACAAATTGTAATATAATCTTTAATATTTTTATAATTTAATATATTTTCAAATAATAATATATTATTATCTTTAGGATTATAATAACTTCATTTTTGGTAAATCATTAATAGATTTAATATTTTCTTTAATAATTATAGTTGTCATATTTAATAAATATAATAAATTAAATAAATTAAATATATAAATAAATCAATTTTATTTATTCAGATTCATAATCTGAATATTCTTCTTCATCATCTATAATTATATCTTTTCTTTTATCATAAACTTGATTTATAATTCTAATAAATTCACTATCATCTATTGATAATAATTTTAATTCATTTCCACAATATTCTACTTTGTTTTTTGTAAATTCTTTTAATCTATTCCAAATGTTAACAGAATTAGCAACATTATTTATTCTTATTAATTCTTTATAATTTCTAACAGTTATCATTTTTTCTACTTTATTATTAACATATTTTGTTTGAGCTCTAATAGCATAATATCTATAATTCATTTTTCTATTTCTATTTTTTAATAATACAAAATCTTCTAGTTTATATTTATTAGATGGTTCAGGGACAGATTTATTACTCGCAATATCTAATTTTTTACAAGTTAACTCTAATGTATTATTAGTATCAGCTAAATCATCTTTAATATCATCTAATTTAAAATTAGCATCATTTAATTTATCTTCTAAAATTCTACTTTGTTTATCTAATCTTTTATTTAATTTTAATAATTGTTTAACTTCATTTGATGTTTCGGATAATTTAATATTTGTTTCTTTATTTATTTTAATTAGTTCATCAATTTTATCATCTTTTTCTTTTATTATTATTTTATTTTCTTTATTTTTAGTTTTAAGTTTAATAATATATTTTTCTTTTAATATATTTTGATAATCATTAAAATATTTAATACATTCTTCTAATAATAAATAATAATTTGCATATATTTTAGTATTTTTAGATCTAATTAAACATATTTTAAAAGCTCTAGGATGTAAAAAATATTTATTTTTTATTGAAGAACCACCTTGAGGTCTGAGCTCCGCAACGTTGCGGAGCTGGTAATCTTCATTTTCAATAAAATTATTTTGTTCTAATAATCTATTTATATCAGTTGTACCTTTATTTAATGTAAGAATACCATATTTTTGAAGCATATTATGATGGATACAACATTCATTTTTATTAACTAATTTAATAAATTCGTCAATAAAACTAATATCAATATTATATTTTAATTTATTTATTTCTTTAACAAATTCTATAATATTTTCATTAATTTGATTTTCAATTAAATAATTAATATACTCATTAACATTATTATAGTTTATCATTATTT